GTGTAATCAGTATTACCATTTCTAGTTTCTGTATGACTATCAGTATAAGTAGTAAAAGGTTGATATGTATCTAGTGTTATCTTTCTTGATTGTGTAGTAACTGTGCCATCACTTGCAGTAATAGTCTGTATCATTTCAGTTTCACTAGTATCATTATTCCAATGATAAATGTCAGCACCTAATGTTGATGTCCAACCCCATTTGATTTGGTCTTCTGTAAGTGTGTCAGATAGTTTAACTTCTGTTTCTACATATTGACCATGAACACCTGCAACTATATTGTTGCCATGTCTAGCTGTGTTTGTTCCAGACCATGTACTAAAATCTTGATTAAGGAGATTTTTTGTGGTGTCTGCGTTTGCTAATAGAGGTAGCATTAACAGTATCAAAATGTTTTTCATTACCTAGTTCTTCCCAACGTTTTTTAGCTTGTTCTCCAATCAATCCGTCTACAGGACATGGTGTACCTGCATTCATCATTGATCTCCACACAGTTTTATCTTGACACATAAGAGAAATAGCTGCGACTTTCATACCAAGAGCATTTAATAATTTAGACTTTTTCCTGCGTTCACATTCCATATCATGATAATACGTTCCCATAGATGTGCTAAATCCAATAACTGTTACACCTAAAGATAATGGAATTACACAAGAATCTTGACCATAGACAGACATAGCAGGAGCGTTAGCAGGGTTTACTGCCGTTTCTTGATTTGTACTGTTGTTGGTTGTATTAGTGGTTGTAGAATTACTAGATGAGCCGGATTGATAAGTTGTTGAGCTTTCATATCCTCCTGTTATTGCAGTATTGCTACCGGCATTATTTGATTGTGTATTTGTAGTAGCACCTGATGACGTAACATCTGCATAAGCTACATTAATTAATAAAAATAATGGTAATAATCTTTTCATCGTCTAACTAACGAACCTCCAAAATAAAGCCCTATAATCGAAGATACGACATGTGTATCTAATGGGGTAATAACTAACCCCTCCATTGGTTTCCATTGCGTCATGTCCATGTCAGATGCAAATATCCACCAACCCTGCTGTATTGTCTCAGTATAACCTACGTAAATGGGTAACGTTGGGTCTATGAATGGAGCGAGTTTGGGTAGCACGATAATAGCTACCACACATAACAACGCTATCCACCTACGCGTGTTTTTGGTAAATTGATCTGTAACTTCTCTTGCTTTGTCAAATTGTTGTGATTGAAACTCTGCACGTTGCATAAGCATTTTTTGTTGCTCTGCTTTGTCTTTTGTTTTTTGAGCCATTATGGAAAGTATTCCACCAAGCACAGTAGATACGAGCATAGAAATTAGCTCAATAGGAAACATTATTTAACCATTGAATAAATGACAGCACAGATACCACCTACCCATGCTAAGAAACCAATAACCCCTTTGCTCTTGTTTATTACTGATGTTAAATCATCAACCTTAGTTTCAACCTTGTCCATACGATTGCTGAGTGCATCTATTTTTTCAGCAAGTTGTTCTAAGGTCATTTTCATGATTAAAACTCTTTTGTTTTGCTTGTAACTTCAGGGTTTAGTTTTGCATTAAGTTGGTCTGATAGTTTTTGTTGTAGACTAGATTCTGTTTCACCTGAATTTTCTAAAACACAATCGATACATTGTTTTTTAGTAACTGAATCGAAATCCATATCTGCACCTGAACATGAGCCATAGATACTTGTTATTCCATCATCACTGTTAATATTATATCTCCAATGTATTTGTTTAATTACATTGTTGCTGTCTACATCGAAATTAAATTTCCATTCGTACATTAGTTATTCTCCAATGTTGTAATCCTAGCTTCTAATTCTTGTATTGTTTTGACTAGTAAAGGTACTAGTTTACTTTGGTCAATACCTTGATAATCAGGTACTTCACGAGTACCCATAACTGCTTCTTCAACTGTGTTTCCGTCATCATCTAAAACAGCAGGAGTAACTTCATATTCTTCAGTCATCATAGCATCTTTTTCACCTGTAACTGCTTCAGGTACTATATCGGAAACCTCGTGTGCTATAAATCCATCTACTATTCTATCTGTATCTGCCTTAAAATTAAATCTACATGGTTTAAGTTGTTTTAATCTTGATGTTGCATCAAATGTATAATCTACATTTTCTTTTAATCTGTAATCAGATGATGTGTTGTAAGATGTGTTTGATGCTGTAACACTAATAGAGCCTACTTCACTGCCACCTCTTCTTAGTGATACTACACTACCATCATTATTCCTATTGAAATAACATGCAATATTAGTTTTTCTACTTACAAAGAAAGATGTGCCATCAGCAGATGAATTTTCTACCATAGTACCACCATTAGTATTACCAGAGCCTGGGTAAGTTGATGTAGTTGATAAAAGAATATTACCACTAGAATCTATTCTCATACGTTCTGAGGCATTGGCTCTAAAACTCATAGAGTTATTACTATGATTGTATAAAATACCACCTACATCTTGGTCATTAGAATCACCAAAGTAAAGTGCAGTTGTGCTAGTATTACCACCATTAAGCTCAATATAATTGTTACCAGTACTTTCAGATATAATTTGTGTAGAGGCAAATGGAGCAATACCACCACCAGTTGAAACATGAAGAATTGCTTCAGGACTACTTGTACCAATACCTAATCTACCATTAGAATCTATTCTCATACGTTCTGTGCCACTAGGTCCACCATCAACAAAAGTCAAACTATCACTACCACCATAATAAATACGAGTATCATAAGCATAATGACCTATACCACAACGATTTGCTTCTGTACCACTACTGAAAATGTTAATACCCTCACCATAATCTGATTCAGGTAAATTAATTTTTCCTGTCAAGTTGCTAGATGTACCTATACCTACATTACCACTAGAATCTATTCTCATAGCTTCTGTGCCAGATGTACTAAAGGCTATTGAGTTTACGTCGGTATCGTCATCACGTACTTGCATAAAAGTTTGATGTGAACCTCCACTAGGAGCTAAATGGAAATAAACGCTGTCTGTTCCGCCATTAGTAATGCCGAATGTAGGATGTCCACTCCTTGACTGAGTGAATCCAGAGGCTAATGGGGCTCCACCAACAACTTCTAAGGGTGAAGAAGGACTACTAGTTCCTATACCTACTTTATTGTTAGTAGCATCTACATAAAGAGTATTTGTATCAAAAGCAACTGTTCCGTCTGAGCCAATAGTAAATGCATCTGTTCCATCGGAATATTCTACTAATGCTGTTCTTATTGAATCTGATTTGAAATATTCTACTGTGTCATTAGATTGGTCTAACGCCATGATCTCTATGTTTGCATCATTATCTTCGTTTCTTATGTAAAAAAGATTATTTGCAGTATCGTACCAAAATTGGTTTGCATAGGGTGTGCTTGGTACAGATGTACCAGATGAATTACTACCTAACGCTTTTAGAGCGTTATTTAAGTCTGACCTAGTATTAGGAAAGGTTTGATTTGCAATATCTAAATCATGTTGGCTCATAGATTACCTCAGTTAGTTACGCCTAGAATATCACTCTTTTTATGCAGATTCCACATATCCATAACCTTTTGCTACATAATCAAAATATCTATCTACTACATTAGTTGTGCCACTTCCTTGATAAATAGTAATTGTAAATCCTGTAGCAGATTTGCTAGATATAACATAATGCTCGTTTTGGTCTAAACTCTGCAAGGATATACCTAATGCTTGTAATTCTTTGAATGCAGGGCTAAAGGTCACTACTTTTCCTGATGACGATGTGCCTGATGCAATATCGTTTTCACCTATCGTTCTATCAGGCATATCTACTGTAGCAGATAGCTCATAAATTGCAGGTGTTACAGTATCAACATCACAGCTTAATCTTACTCTAAGCTTGATATGACTAGCTGTGTAATCACCTAATATATAAGTTCTGTAATCGTTGTAATTAGTGCCATCTGTAGATGTTGCAATCAGTAGTTCAACATTTAAATCATTATGCTCTGTATATCCACCCTCAAAATTACCTGTTTGTGAATCAAATAAACCTAAAGTGCTGTCGAATAGACTAGCAGTATCAAACCTATTAAATTTACAGGTGAAATTAATTCTACTGTTGTAAACACCACCTAAATCAAATATAGGAAAGTCATATACACCTTCACTATTGAATGTAGCTGTACCACCTGAATCAAAGTCTCCTGTCATATCATCAAAGTTTCCTGAAGCATCATCAAACAAAATACCCTCAATGAGCTGTAAATAATTAACACTATCTCTTGTGACAACTTCTAAATCAGCTCCCATTGTACCACCTGTAAAATTAGGAGACTGTGTAGATGTAGCTACTACATTGAAGTCTCTGCTGATAGCATTTTTTATAATTGCTGTCTTACTTGAGTTTTCACTTTCTATTCCTAATACATCAATAGCTTTAATCATGTATGTGCCTGTCTGTGCAGGAAGTGTAATTGTGTTTGCAGGTTTACCAATTTTTTTAGCTACTACTAAACCCTCTTCAAATTTAGCTCCTGATGTTAATGGTGTATGTCTAATAATGTAATGAGATAAATCTAAGTTAGTAACCGGTGTCCAATTAAGATGAACTATGTCTCCTACAACATTACTTGAGAAATTTGTTACATCATCAGGTGGTGCTGTTTTACCTATGACTTCATGAGTGGTTGTTGTAAATTCAGAATGTACACCAAAACCATTTATTGATCTCGCCCTAACATTGTAGATAGCTCCATCTTGAGCATTTACTAATTCAAATATATTACCTTTACTTCTTCCGAGAGTTATATAATCACTTCCTGCCTCATTAGTATTTTGTGCCTCTACTTCAAATTCTTCAGTAGTACCAATACTACTTGTACAAACTACTTTCATTACTGTTATAGGGGTTTCTGCATATAATCTTAATTCATCAGTTACTACTATTCCGGGTGCTAATGTGTCTGTTGGTTGAGGTAAATTAGTATTATCTAGTACAAACTCAGATTCTTCTGCGTTCCAATCATAAACAGATGATGCAGTCTCTCTTAATCCTATACCTATACCCATGACCATTGGGTCTAAATTCCATTCTGTTACTTCAAATACTTTATTAGAAAATCCTAGTTTTGAGTTAGTAATAGATACAGTATCACCTACTTGTAATTTAAAGGCTTTCATATTTAAACTAGATGTTAAAAATATTTCTTGTCTATTTTTAAATAATGAAATCTTAGCTAATCTTTGAGCAGTAGCACTTGATGTAGTGAATGGCAAATCCATATCTACTAATATGGTTTCTCCGTCCTCATTGATAAACGTGTCGCTTTTTACAACAGGATAATCTGTTGGTTGCCAATTACTTTCTGTTGAAGTAAATACACCTTTTATTGCATTGAATAAATTTTTTCTTGACTGTTTACTTTGTACGTTAATTGTTCCAATAAAATCATCTTCATTTAATGAAACGGTTGGAGATACATATTGACCACCTTTGAGAATAAACTTTCCGTTAGAATAAGATATTGTACCATCACATGAGGTTAATAATGCCTCTAGTGTAGTCATAGGAGATATATCACTAAAAGTAACACCATTACAGGTATATCTTTTTTCAGTACCACCACCTACTTTAGTTACGTTCTCATCACATAAATTAGCCATAGTAGTAAATGATGTGAGATCAATAGAATCTTCTGTTAATCCTAAACCTAATCTTGAGTCTGTAAGATAGTCATAAATACATAATGCAGGGTTATCAGAAAATGCTGTGCTACCTGTTCTAAAGTCATAAAGTTTTTTTCCTTTAATGACTGCACTAATGTTGGGAACACCTGTAGGAAACATATCAGAATCATAATCCATTTGAACATAGATATAACTAATCCCTCTTAGCCTATGATTATTCGTCCATTTACTAACTTGTTTGACTAAACTAGCGTCTGCTACTTGATTATCACTGCCTAAATGAAATTTAACTTCTACTGCTTGTCTAGTATAAAAAGCTCCACTAGCTAACAGAAATAATCCAAGAAGACCAAATCTTGAGTCATCTTTATATTTATCAGGTGCAACAGGAGTCTGTATATTAACACCGTCAAAGTCAGCACCTAATGAAAATAAGGTAAGTTTTTCATCATTAAAATATAACTCATCTATTGATTGAATCTCATGAGATGCTACTTCTATACATAAATGTAATCGTTTTAAATTATCTGTAGCCTCCATAAACAATATAGTTCCAGACTTTTTAACTTCACCATATACCGTCTCTCTTGGTGTAATTGGCTCTTTAACCATAGCAGTACGACCAACCAATTCATCTTGAAAAGCATTACTGTTTAATGATGAGTTTCTAATCGTTAAAGCACTTCCTACTGTTGAAGAAACTAATGCACTTGTAACTAATGCAGCCCCCGCTGCAGCTATAGGATTAACACCAGCTAATATTAATTGACTTTGTACTACAGCTCCTGCCATTGCACCGGCAATACCTGCTATAGCACTAGTAACCGTATTAATGATGCTACTAAAAAATCCCATTATCTATCCTTACTTCCCCAAGCTATTGACTTGTCTTGTATATCATCTATAAATTCTAATCCTCTATCACCTGCAAATAATTGTTTTTGGTCTTGATCTGTATATTTTCTATCTATTGCTCTTTCTAAAGTAATTAATTTATTTTCTACTGTTATAATTATGGTATTATCTTCACCGGTTGTAACATTCATAGTATCAACAAAACCACTAAATAATTTATAAGGAGTATCAATAACTACAGTTTGATTATCTACTGTATTTAATACTCCAAAAAAAACATCTACTACTACGCCTTGAAAAGTCTCAGTTAATACTTCTGATAATACTGATGAGGGAATACCGGATATACTTACCTTAATACCTTGTGCTGATATATCTGAAGTTTCTGTAACCTCAGATATGTTCATTAAATCTCCTGAGCCTGTAAATGTTTTAGAATCAATAAATATCTCATTATATCCTGTCCATAAATTTAATGAATCAGGAGAGAATCCTATAGACACTGCATAAAAAGGTTGAAGTGTTGAGCTATCTAACTGAGATTGAAAGTCTGTGCCTATAGAACGTGTCATACATTACTTCTTAACAGCTTTCTTTTTTTTAGGTTTGGCTTTAGTTTTAGTTTCTGTTGGCTCAATAGTTTTGATCTCAATAGCTAATCCTGAGCTAACAAAAGTATTAGCTAAACTTTTTTGCCATTCTTCTTTACAATCAATAATCTCATCTTGCTCATACCATTTAGTTCCATTACCACTCTTATTGCCTGAGCCTAATGTTCTTTGTAGCATTTTAATTTTCATTTTGTACCTCTAATTCATACATTTTTTCTACGACTTCTTCCCATGATATCGGATTTGTTTCCCATTCAATACCACCGTATAAAAAGTCAATACGACTTTCAAGACTGCCTTTTATATGAAACTTAGCGTTTCTATCAATCTTATATATAGCCTTAATAATGGCTAACTCTTTTTTAGAATAAGGCGTGTTATTACACATATTCTTTCCTTTTTAGCGTGAGGGTAGACATGAGCAACTACCCTCACTGTGTCTAGTAAACCTAGACGTTATGCGTCCTCAGAATCATGAGGGTTACCCAAGATTCCTTGTATGCTAATAGGTGTGCCATTACTATGACTTCCTGTAGCATCTATTTTTACTCTAACATAACGTTTTCCACCAATATAGCCTATTTGACTTGTTTGTGGTGTTTCGCCGTTAGCATCTAGTGTTAAGAAAATACCAGATGAATCTACACTACCCTCAGTAACACTTGTTGAAGATGTTACTGCAGTAAATGTTGAATCATCATCAGATTCTTCAAGAATGAAATCAAACTTGACTGAGCCTGATAAAGTATCTCCCTCAATACCACTATTTACGACAAACATAACGGATTCAAAACCCTGTCTGTCTACTGTTGTGCCATTTGCATCAGCTGTAAAAACTTTAGCGTCTTGGCAGGTAACAGCTTTAGTTATATTTGAAATATCTCTCATTACTATCTCCCTTATGCACTAATGTTTTGTAGTCTAATTGCCTCAGGTAGAACGACTGTTCCCCCGACCCTTTTTCTAGCGACATATCTAATGTTGCCAGATGTAGCTTGAGAATAAGGATCTCGCATTACTGAAAGATTTACTCTGTCTACAATTGTATATGCTCTTGAGAAGTCTCCGAAAGCGATAGGTTTTGTACCTGCGCCAACGTTAGCCATATCTGGAGCTAATACATAGCCATATCCTGCGATTGTGCTTGGTGCACCAGAAACAAGTGTCATTCCTTGATGGAAGATTTTTTGTCCTGCTGTATCTTCAAGTTGTAGAATCTTAGCAAATGTACCTCTGTTCATTACAAATCTTGCGTTACTTAAGTAATCAGATTTGAGGTCGCCAATCAAGTCAAGTAAACCATCAGCAGTTAATGCTGTGCCATTACCTGAATTAGTAGTACCTACACCTGCAGTAGAATCAGTAAAACCTAAAGGCTTACCAACACCGTCACCTGTTACAAATGTACTATTTTCTAGTAAAGCAAATCTCTCTGCAAATTCAGATGACATTTCGCCCTCTAAATTAAATGCAGAATCTTCAAGCATAGCTTGTGAGATATCTACTAAAGCATATAGTTCATGAGCATCTATTTGTAGTAACCCTGTTGTATAGCCTGTTGTTTCTGAACGTGTACCTGTTTCAGATACCCAAGATGCAGAGAATTGTCCGGTACGTTTTGGAATCTCAATGCCTCTTTTACTTGTTTGTCTAACTCTTGCGATTGAACGAATAGGAGAAATTTCAGTTATAGTTTTGATGATTTCTTCTACATACTCTGTAGGAGCATAAAAGCCACCTAGAGTATCATCAGATTCATACAATGCTTTCTTTTCCATTTCATCTACTTCACCTTTGCGTAACCAATTACCGAATGCTTTAACATGCATGTCTACATCTTCTGATTTAACAGATGACGGTCTAGCCATAACAGTCTCTAGTTGTTCGATTTTTGATTGTGCATCTTCAAGAGATTTTTGTTGTAGTTCTAAAGTTTGTTTAGCCTCTGTCATAGACGCTATTTCTTCAGACATTTTATCTACTTTCTCTTGTAGTAAAGGGTCAGCATGTCCTTTTTCTTCAATTTCTTTTAAACGCTTTTGGTTTTCAGCTTTAAATTCTTCAAAGCCTTTACCAAGTCCGTCTAAAACTTCTTTGATTTCTTCTGACATTATTACCTCTTAATGTTTTATTGTGTTTAATAATTGCTTGCAACCTTCGACAACTTCCCGTTGCTCCTTGTTATAGGATTTATGTAGTATGCTTGCAGTGTGTTTACAAAGAGCAGATGAAAAAATACCAGAATCTCTCATAGCTTTTTCTATCTCTCTCTCTGTAACCGTACCCTCTTCTATATCAGCACCTTTTACCTTGCTAATAGTAGCTTTCGGATTCATTGGAAACGTAACCATTGATACTTCCATGAGATCAACAGATTTTATTATACGTCTTTTGTTCTTGTCGTCGTACTTGTAGCCGTCTTGATTTATCCTATAGCCTATTGACATAGAATTTAACGCCTCCATTTTCATTAGCTCATATACTTCTTTTCCAAGTTGAGTACCTAATGCTAAACGACCTTTGATTTTTAAACCTTTATTATCTTCTTCGATTGAATCGACCACTCCGATTGGTTGGTCTGTTTTATGTTGGTATAGTAATTTTATCTGTTTAGGTTTTTTGCTCATTAGTGTTTCTGAGAATGCACCTTTTCTAATAACGTCATTACCTAAATCTTTGTTATTGAATACTGAGGCATAACCCTCAAACGTTCCTTTCTCGTCTACTTCTACTTCTTCATACTTACATTCAAGTAATTCTAAAGCATCTGAAACTTCATCTAATAAATGTTGCATACCATACCTACAGTAGTGAATTTAGAAGTATTGTAACAGTAAAGCAATTATCAATGCAATTAAATTAGGGGGGTATTAGTATAACCCAATACTCATTTAAAACCGTTCTCGGCTATCTCAGGGCGTTTATTTTTCGTATAAATGGGCAGAAAGTCCGTTTTCTACCCACCACTTAACGTTTATGGAGAGGAAAAGTAATTTCAAATTAACATTATTATTTGTATAAATATACTTGACACTTTGTCATATATATCATATTATTAATACATGAACAAAAAACAGGAGATTAAAATGGACGAATTAACAATGAGAAGAAAATTTAACGAAGGTATTAAATTTTACAGATCACTATTAGACAATGGCTATAACCCTTACAGAAAAGAAATGGTTGAATTAAGAAAGACATTACAAGCTTTAGTAGATACAGGGAGGGTAACAAGATGATTATACTTTTCCTAATGTGCTTACCGGCATTAATATTCATAGCACATGACATATTAACAACAACGGTAAAAATATAATTAAGGGGGCGAAAGCCCCTTTTTTTAATCCTCTACAACGTCATCTTTTTCATAATACAAAGTAAAGCACCTACAATTGATTACGTTACTCGCACCACCGTTAGCATCTCCACAGAAGTCCATATACCGTTCTGATAGACCACCACCTGCTATAGGAGTAAATACTGTAAACTTTTCATTCATTCTTACACGTTTACCTGCCATATCTCTGTGCCAACCTCTTGTTCTTGTATCTAAAGCACTACCCCATTCTTTAACGGGATCTCCAAGCAATAAATTGTTAGCTGTTTTATAACTAGCATAATTCATGGCTTGATGCGTTTCTGTACGAGCAATTAGTTTTGATCTGTTATCTGAAAACCCTGTTGAACGTTGTATAGCAAAAGCTGTATCTACTTGAGAGAATCCCTCTGCAACAGCTACGGCTACAGCTGATTGAACATAACGTCTTGTACTTTCTGTAATGTTTGCAACATTCTCTGCCGTTACACTAGCAATATATTCATCTATAAATGGAACTACCTCTTTATCTGCTTTTATCTCTCGTGTTCTTCTGAATCTATCGTAAACAGATTGAAATACACTTTCTGCATGTGATTTAAATATAAAATATAAATCTTGGAAGTATTCATCATAATAATCGACATTTAAACGTGATGAGCTTTCCCATTGATTACTAGCTAATGAGCCATACTTTTTATTAAAAGCTCGTAATTTAGCATTAAGGGGCTTTGTAAGGGTAATGAATAACCTTAATTGCTCTCTATAATCTTTTGACCTACTTAATCGTACTTTTGCCATATAAAATAATATTAACTTCTTCTAATAGTTCATCTTGCGTACCAAATGTTTCGGTAAACTCTTTTGGGTTGAGATGATAAGATTCTTTACTAGTTCTATGATGGTGAGGACATAAAGGTATAACCTTAAAATTATCTCTCTTATTACCAAATCTTTTCACATGATGTATTTCTGCAGGTGTGTCTATAAATCCTAATTTAGCGCAAGCGATACAACCTAACTCTGCTACCTTGCTCATGTGCATCTTTTCAGTTTTCGTCATCTTCTACATCTATTAACCATAATTCCTCTACGCAGGATTTAAGTATAACAGATATACCACCAATACCGGAATCATGAGTTACGGCATTTGCTATTTTATATGAATTTTTATCCTCTTTGACTAACCAACCAATAGTTCTACACATCTCAGGTTTACAAGTATCGAGATCACTAACCCATGATGCATCAGCTGTATGGTCAAGCCAATCTACCATAACTAGAGGATATTCTTTCATACTGTGTATTTTTTACCTCTAAAGAAAGCTGACCTATGTAAATTACTAACCTGTACAAGTTCTGGGTGTATTGATTTTTCTGCAGGGTCTACAGTGATTACTGCAAAACCATTATTCCAATCATTTGCAACATTATCTTCTAGGTATGGGTGATATTGCTCTGATAAATGACCGGTCTGTACAGCCATTGATGTAGTTGAGTAAGTATTAAATGTTCTACTGTTAAGTTGATGTGTATGCCCTGTAACAATGTTAATACCGGCTCTCATAGAGTTTTGATAGGCTGTATGAATACCACCTCTCATTCTATGCTTGATAATAACTGTATCATCTACTAAATGAGACATAGCCCAATCCCAATCAGGAAATAAACTTTGTATCTTAAAAGCCTCTAAATCTTCAAAGGCTCTACCCCATGACATAGCTACTTTTGATAATCTAGTTTCATGATTACCAAAGGTTGCAATTTGTTTTACAGGATATTTAGCTTTATCAATAATCTTTTGTATTTTATTTATTTGAGCTTGAGAATCATATATCTCTTTTTGTACTGTTCTTTCTTTTGGTCTTATCTCTGTATGAAACTTTGCAAAGCTAGATAAAACAGATAAATCCATAATATCCCCATTAGCGACTACACATTTTAGTTGCCTAGTTTTTAATAAGTCTTTTAGTACATCACACATAATCTTAAATGATACTGTCTCATGACCTTCAAAATGAGCATCACTAAATACCAACATACAATAAGGGTGGTCAGTAATTTCTACACGGTTAGTCAATGGAGGCATATTGGCTCTTTCTATTCTAACTGCTACGTTACGATTATTATTGTGTGGTAATAATTTAATGCCGGTCATTTCTTCTGCTTGTTGCCTGTAAAATGACATTGTGCCTGAATCAGTAGATGAGCCTAAATAAGTAAAAACATCTTTTTGAGATTTCATGTTAGGCAAATTCCATGCTCTAACTATATCGTGTGCAAACGCTAAAGATATGCTAGACCTATTTGTACTAGGCATATAAACCTCCTATTTTTTAGAAGATAAAGGGTGCGCAGATGGTAATAAATCTAAATCAAATTTGCCTCCTCTAAACTTCCCTGTTCTTACGGCTACTAAGAAAGCATTGACACGAGCATAAGCCCATCTATCCTCACCACCACTAGCCCTAACACTTGGTCTTACTGATTGTGGGTTAGTACGATAAGCACCAACGCCTCGTCTAAATACTGCTGACAGCATACCTAATGTAACTCGTTTACCTTTTTGATCTCCATACTTCTCATTATGTTTATCTACTTTTTCTTGTAATCCCTTTTTAACTGCAGAACTCATAGCTTTTATTTCTACTTCTTCAGTCTCAATACAAGCCTCTGGAATATACTCTATATCATCAATTGATTTCTCACGTTCTCGCATAATTTGATTACGTTTGGTCTTAGCCCAAGAGAATCCTGCATCACCACCCCACAATGCCCAAGCAATCCTACCTGCTGATGGATAACCGTCTGAGCCACGATTAAAACCTTGACCTTGCTTATCTACTTCATGCCTTGAGAAAAAGCTATACATTCTTAATACAGTATTAGGTGATAGTCTAGTTTTATTCATTATGTCTCTTGCTCTCGCTACACCTACTGCTGTACCACCACGATTAAATTCTTTACGCCACTCAAGACCACGTTTAGCCTCTGCGACCATACCGTCTGACGGGGTAAGGTTGAGATCATCTAATGCTTTTGTGCTATTCAATGCATCTTCATATTCTCTATGATTTCTACAAGGCATATAAACTGTTCTACCGTCTTTATCATGAGTATGAGTACCTATGCACCCTATTTCTTCTGCTCTGTCAATTGCCTCTTCTTCTGTAGTAAAAGTATCTACATCAACACTTTCTTTTGTGCCATATATCATGTCATATAATTTTTCATTACCTTCAGCATCTACAGGCTTATCATTATCTTCAGGGCTTTCTTGTTCACTTGCCTCACCAATAGGGAATAAGTTAGACGGTATAAATAATTCATCTGCACCTGTTATAGGGTCTAAGCCTAATTTTTCTCTTGCCTCATTTCTTGTAAGAATCCCTGCATTTACACCACCTACAACGTTATCGTAAGTTTGTTTAGTTTTTTCTGCCATAGCAGGTATAGAATTGATATCATACTTAACATGAATATTCCCATTATATAACGGTGCTAAATACTCATTTAAATCTGATTGTACTCTTGTTAGTAATGGTATTATTGTTTCTTCGTATAAGCCAAGTTTTGCAGTCTCCATATTAGAATATGTATTTGCCTCTGGTATACCAATTAGTTGTGCAGGTACGCCAAAACATAGAGCAATCTCTCTAGCAGACATATTTTGTAAATCTTGGAAATCCATATCACGAGGATTTAATCCTAGTTGTGTATATGAGAAGTTACCCTCTAATAACATAGGGCGACCACTATTATGACTACCTTGAAATCTAAACTCTAAATCTTCTAGCAATCTAGCTCGTTGGTCATCAGTAAGCTGTGTAGACATTCCTGTTTCATCAGTTGGCTCAAACTTTAACATACCACTAGGTGTACAACCGTTCTTTAAAAGGGCTACGTTATGCAATCCTGCTAGGTTATGTTGGTCTATGTTATAAGCACTAGCCATTATTGGAGAAAGCCCCTCATGGTCATTTAAAGGCGACCATAGTTTAATCTGTTTTATTTGAGACATAGCATTAGTTTGGTCTACAGGATATGTTTCTAATACTTTACCATCTACAACGTATTGATAAGATTCAGGTATCATTGAATCTCCTGTAACTACTCTTATCCTATCTGGGCGTAATAAATATAATTCTTTAGCCGGTCTAAGAGCATCACTATCCCTAACAATGTAAGAATTACCGGAGATCATTAAATATGAATAAAGTGATGCAAAAAACTCTACACCACTTTGTAATGGGTTTGGTCTAGCTAATAAAGATATTAGTTCATGATTATCTAATAAATTATCACCATCATAGACATCTAATTTAACTGCTGATGCACTATTAGAGATAAGCTGTATACATCTATGTACAATAGCATTTTCTTCATAACCCTCTTTAGCATAGTCTTTATATTTTCTGTTTTGATTTGATGAGTAGGCATTTAACTTGTTAATAACAATTTTCGGTGCCTCTTTCTTTTGAATTGACGGCTGTTCTGTTTTAAAAAATTTATCAAATATTCCCATTAGCTAATCCTAAATACTGCTTTGCCTGTGTTCTGCAAGCTTGTTATACCAAAGACTAAAGCGTCTAATCTATCAGGTGATTGTACACTACTTCCTGTGTATTGACACATTTGTTCCTCTAATTCTTTCCAATATCCTACATGACTTACCTTATTTTGCTCATATAAGCTAGATACAGGCTCGGCTCTTAACATTTTACCTTTACTACTGCGTATTGATCTGTACGGCACTTTATCGTCTGATACCCTAAGTAAACGTTCAATTAAATCTCCCCCATTATTAACTTCTGCAATAATGTAATTAGCTTCATACTCATAATATAAACTAATTGCTTTCTTAATCCAATTGTCAGGAGTATATATTCCAGACCTATCGTCTAGTATATACAACCTATCATCTACCCCACGACCTACTACAACAATACCTGTTTCATCAGAGTTAGCATTACTAGTTACTGCAGGGTCAATGGCTATAACGATTTTAGACATTTCAGGAGCTACTTTTACCCTATTAACATCAATATTATCTCTTTTAAATAAACTACCCTCTATATCTTCTAATATCTCAGCGTATAGTTCTTGCTGTCCTAGTCTTGTTCCCTCATATCTTTCACGGAGCATAGCTATTGTAGACTTAGCTAAGTTATCCTCATTCTCAAAGGTAGAGCCGGATATTTTTTTGACATCAGTACGTTTAACTAATTCTTTAATAATAGGCAATGGTCTAGGAGTAGTAGTAATAATACACTTAGGATTTTGACCGAGACGTAACGCCATAAGTAAGTTGTCAAATGTTTCACGGTAACGCCATGAGGCTAACTCATCACACCATACTCTATGAAACTGTACACCCCTTAATCTATCAGGCTCAATAGCAGGAAAGCCGATAATCTTAGAGCCATTATAAAATGTTATTTCAGCAGATGATTTGTTATAACCTTTAGGAGCTAATACATCACGGTCAATGATATTCATAATACCTGATTCACCACCAAAACAGACCTTAGATAAATCTGCATATGTTGGTGCTACAATCCCACATATCACATTAGGATTTAGCAAACAATACTGCACCATATCGTAAGCACCGGTTAATGTTTTACCCCAACCACGACCTGCGAGAAACATATAAATGTTATACTCATCTTCATCTTTGATGATTTGCTTTGGTCTAGCTTTGTTATACCACTTAGTGAGTAGTATCGTCGCTTTCTTCTCTATTGAGTTTAGCGTCTCGAATGTTCTCGATAAGTCGATTGAATTGTTTTTCATCTGAGTCTGCATTAATTACCTCTATGGTATTAGTATCTTTCCAACCTGCTTGACACTTGAGCCAAAAGATTGCAGCCGTTACACTACCATGCGTTGAGCTAGTAGCTATCCTAAATAAGTTTTCAGCTACCTTTGAATTAGCTTGTGCCTTTCCAACCCTTAATTCATCTTCATAATACTTAGTTAGAGTGTTCCTAGATATACCTAGTATTGAACATATTTGGTCTTGAGTAATACCTAGCCCAGATAAACTTCTGACCATGTTACTCTTTTCTTCGCTTTTCTCTACTATTTTTGGCATTTGATTAGTATTCTAACCTCTTTTTTATAATGTTCAAAAAAAACTTGTCAATCTTTGTTTAGTTACGCCTACAGCTACAGAATCATAATCTGAGCCTACTACCTTTTGCCCACCACCATATAAGAAATCTATTAGGCTTTGTCCATATCCACACATAAAATCACCCATTGAGTTATATTTAGTGCCGAAGTATTGGCATAGTTCATTAGTAGTTCTAGTATTCGTACTAAAATCTGTATGCCACCATGCAAGTATTACCATACTACCATTCTGTTTTATTTCGGCTGTGCCGTTAGGTTGTGGTAATTTTTTTAACATCTCTTTACCTAGTGTTAGATATATTGGTTGTTGAGTTTGCTTGATTATATCAGCAATTTTATGGCACAGATCAGTAAATAGTCTGCTATCATTTATTTTCGCTTTACGATTAAATTCATCAAAACCATGTTTCCAACAGGTTTCAGCGTATAAGAACGCACAATCATTAAAAACATCTGGGAAAGGATTAAATAAATCATGGGTAAGAAGATGATAGTTGTCTGTCTTATCTTCTTTACAAGGTTTAGCTTTTATATTTGAGCCAATACCTTTAAGTGCGGAGTTATAAATTATCATAGTCTTGCAATTGTTTTCTCTAATCTTTTAGCGTTTAGTTCATTACCTCTAAAAGCTATGCCTCTATTGACTGTTGCTTGTGCCGTATAACCCATACCACACATAGCATCTAATACAATCCCTGCATTCTTAGGACATAAATGGTCAAATATTTTATCTACCAAAGTAAATCCTTTTAAATCCATACAGTCTTTTTGAATCTCAGAAGTTACTTCATAAGGTTGTAATTTACTTAAAAAGTGCATATCTAAAGGTAGTAATTTACTGCCGGACCTATATAAACTTTTGCATGAGCCATTATGTATAAAGCCATGTCTCTTTGATAATATGACAATATCGTCATGCCATTGTTGTCCATACTCAACGACTACTTTATCTTTAGCATATCTACTCATTAAGCTAAAAAAATAATCTATAAATTTATTATAGTCTATTTGATTACGTTCTTTACCTGTCATTTTTTTGTTCATGGTTTGCCAATAAGTTAAGTTGCCTTGACCCCACGGAGGATCTGTATAAATAAAATCAGCTTTATCACCTTCCATTAATTCATCTAAGCCATTCATAATATCACCATGTTGTACACGATGTATTCCAATATCAGTTATCATTTTTATAATCTCTCTCTAATTGAATTTGTCTTTTTGTTTTCCATGCTTTTTGATATTCAATATCTTTAAATAGTTTACTGAATCCGGTTACATGTTTGAGACGTAGTAATTCTTCCGCTTCCATACCTAGATGATTACAAATATCCTCATCAGCCCAACCATTATCTAGCATACTAAACACCATGTTAGCCATACCATCTACAGAATGTTTACCTCTTGCTCTGTTATGTCTTACTGTACTAGCCATACGGTCATTAATATCTTTCTCAATTACTACAATAGGGAGTTTACCTTTAGTGATTTCATTAACATCTTTGTTTTGTCGGCAAACTGAATACCTATGAAACCCATCTACAATTACATACTTCTTAATTCTTTCATCATAAATAGTTACAACCGGCTGTGTATACCCATCATGACTTATTGATTTATA